GGGGGATCACCGCAGAACCTGCTTACGGAGCAGGCATACAAGGGCAAGCTCACGAATGTCGAGATTGCTGCTCTTGCAAACAATCCGTGGCTGCCTTTCAAGGCACCCGATGATGAAATATGGATTATCGCGTCAGGTGGTGCAGCGGCATTAGCCGGTACTCCTCAATCAATTGCATCAGCAACGGCCGCACTCTCAACGCAGATAATCTTAGCAGGCGCATCACAGGCCCAAGCGACATCAACCGGTTCGCTGGCAGCACAAATAGCGCTTGCTGGTAATTCGGTATCGATATCGGCAGCCAGCGGCGCGTTAACAGCACAGATTAAACTGTCAGGCGCAGCACTGGCGCAGGCAATATCAACAGCAGCATTATCAACCGGCATCAACATATCGGCCTCTGCTGTTGCGGTAGCGTCTGCCAGCGGTATGCTGGATACGGTAATAAAGCTGATTGCATCGGCTCAGGCGGTCGCATCGGCAACAGGTGATCTTACTACTGGTGGCGCAGGATCACTATCAAGCAATGCCCAGGCATCGGCAACCGCAACAGGCGTACTTACTGCTCAGATACGCTTAAACGCTGCCTCAGTCGCTCAGGCTATCGCTGTAGCGGGACTGTCAACAAACATCACCCTTGCATCCGGTGCGCAGAGCACAGCATCGGCATCCGGTGTAATCACCACATCAATACAATTATCATCGGCGGCAGTTGCTCGGGCCATAGCGACCGGCGCACTAACGATTCAAAGCGGCTTGTCTGCCAGTGCGGTGGCTCAGGCGACAGCGACCGGTACATTACTTGCATCAGCGGGATTGCCTGTTCCAACAGTGCGGACGCTTGCTGTTGATATCGAGTCAAGGATAGTCGCTCTCGCAGGAGAGACCAGGATAAAACTTATAGTTGCAGACAACCGGAATTTATCAGCATGACAGGATTCGAGACCGACGCGCAAGGCGACTACATCATAAAAGATCCCGACGCTGATCTTGATTATGCGATGGACTGGACTGAATGGCTGGCTGGGGATGGTATTTCTACTGCCACATGGACTGTAGACGCAGGACTGACAAATCACAATCAGGGCAAGGTAGGTGCGATCACCACAATATGGCTATCAGGCGGGACATTAGGCGCTACATACTGGGTGTCGTGCCGAATAGTCTCAACGAACGCTATACCAAGGACTGAGGATAGAAGCTTTCGTGTGGTGATAGCTCAAAGATAATACAACAGCATTAAATATGCGTTTGTTGTAGAGCCAATAACCATAAGGCATTCGTTACCATCTCTCACCGTGCCAATACACCATGCTCAATATAAGCGTTAAAGCAGACATAAGCCGTGCAATGGCTAAGCTGGCCAATGTGCGTAAAGAGGTAATGGAAAAAGCTGTCCCGCGCGCACTGAACAAGGTGGCAGCAGAGACAAAGGTTGAATCATCACGCAGTATCCGCAGCGCTGGTTACAAGATCAAAGCATCAGCGATAAAGAAGCAGATATCTATCAAGCGCGCCAACAGGAGTGAGCTAAAGGCCGTAGTAACAGCAAGCGGCAAGCCCATACCATTGATTGAGTATGCTGCCAGACAGGTAAGCACTGGTGTATCGGTAAGCGTCAAGGGTAGCAGGAAGATAATCAGACATGCATTCATAGCCGAGGTCAATGGACACAAGGGCGTGTATGTACGAGTAGGCAAAGGCCATAAGAAGGTAATCAAGAACGGTAAGGTAGTGTGGTCAGGACTGCCTATCAAGCAGCTCTATGGCCCAAGCATACCAGCCGTGTTCGGTAGTGATGTAATACAACAAGCACTCAAAGACAAGATCAAGACGCGCTTCCCTGTGCTGCTAAGGCACGAGGTTGATTACTTATCCCTTGGCCGATAAAAGGTACTTACTGACAAGCTATAGAGCGGGCGCCATGACCGCGAGAAACGCGCAGATGTTTTGTCCCCCTAGACCTTCTTTCTTTTAGCCAAATGACCATTGTTAACAAGTCCTCCCTTGCCGAATTCGTTGGGGTTTCAGAAGAAACCTTAACGCAATGGCAGAAAGCGGGATTACCCATATCTTTCCGTTCAAGCCGTGGCCGGTCGAATCAGTACGACACAACGCAAGTCATCTCCTGGATGATCGCTCGTGAAGTGAGCAAGTTACAGGACGAATCGCCTAAAGACCGGTTATCCCGTCTGCAAGGCGATAAGGTAGAAATCGAGATTGCAGAGAAGCTCAGTCAACTGGTTCCGGTCGCCGAGATTGAACCGGCTTGGTTTTCCATGGTTGCGTCGGCGAAGTCTTTCCTGAGATCACAGCCTGACCGACTGGCTCAGCTACTTGAAGTAACTGACGGAGTGGAAGCCAAAAGGGATTTAATCGCCGAGACATTTGATGACTGTTTACGAAAGCTCGCAGAATACGAAACAACTGAAGACGCTGATGAAGCGGGTGATGAAGACCTTCAACCCGCCGCCGAGGATGACAGTAGCGACGTGGGCGGAAAAGTACCGTTACATCTCAGCAGAAAATAGCGCGTTACCCGGGAAGTATAGCCTTGCCATAACCCCGTACCTTCGCGGCATCCTGGAATGTATCAATGATCGCGGCGTTAGAAAGGTAGTCTGCCAGAAATCGGCGCAGGTCGGCTGGACCGATGGGGTTATCAATAACCTGATCGGGTACGTGATTCATATTGCCCCGGCGCCAATGATCCTCATGTTTCCTAGGGATCAGAATGCGAAAGACTACAACGTAGAAAAGTTTATCCCGATGGTTGAAGCCACGCCTGTTTTAGCGGCGCTGGTAGAGACAAAAACGCGAGTAGCAGACAACACGCAAAATCGAAAGAAGTTCGCGGGTGGCTTCCTGAAGTTCATTGGATCGAACTCGACCGGTGGAGTCAAGTCTACACCAGCCAAGATCATGATCGTTGAAGAGCCGGACGACTGCAACCTGAATATCAAGGGGCAGGGCGACTCAATCAAGCTCCTGGAGGAGCGCGGCAAGACGTACCACGATTGCAAAGTAATAGCTGGTGGCACGCCAAGCATCAAAGGCGTGTCGAGCATTGCTGCTGAGATGGCGGCGAGTGACCAGCGCAAGAATTTTGTCCCTTGCCATGAGTGCGGCGAATCCCATGTTTTGGCTTGGGAGAATGTGCATTGGCAATCAGACGAATCCCGAAGCCACGCGATATACGGCAAGGCTTTACCCGAATCGGCTTATTACGTCTGTCCACATTGTGCAGTTATCTGGAACGATGCGCAGAAAAACAGGGCAGTTCGCAATGGCGTATGGAAAGCAACAGCAGAGTTTCGCGGCGTGGCCGGGTTTTACCTCAATGAACTCTATAGTCCATTTGCTGAGAGCAAATTAAACCGCCTCGTTGAAAAGTTTCTCGCTGCTCAACTGGAATCCGAGCAGGGCGATATCGGGGCCATGATCGCCTTTTGGAATTCATCCCTCGGGTTGCCGTGGGAATACCAGAGCGACATACCGAGCGAAGATGACCTTAAAGACAGGGCTGAAGAATATGAAGAATTTTCTGTTCCATGGGGTGGTTTTGTTCTTAGTGCTGGTGTCGATGTCCAGCATGATCGCCTTGCTGTCGTTATACGCGCTTGGGGTCGTGGCGAGGAAAGTTGGCTCGTCTATTGGGGCGAGCTATACGGCGATACCAAAGTACCTGAGAAAGGTGCGTGGATTGATCTGGACGCGCTACTGACGCGAGAGTTTATCCATGCAAGCGGGACAAAGCTAAATATTCGAGCGGTCAGCATCGACTCATCGGATGGGATTACATCAGATTCGGTTTACAGCTATGTACGGAAAAGACTGAAATCTCAGTACATGGCAATCAAAGGCGCGTCTCAGGATGACGCCAGAGAGATATTCGCGCCGCCAAGAGCATCAGTTGATACGAACAGGCAGCATAAATCCACTAAGCACGGCCTGAAGCCTTTCATCGTAGGCACAACCCGCGCGAAAGACTTGATCCTGGACGGCAGGCTACAGCTTGCCGGTTCTGGTCCTGGACGCCTGCATTGGTACAGATCAGTCAGGCCCGACTATTGGGAACAGTTGACCAGCGAGGTCAAGGCACCTCACCGCACGATTAAATTAAAACGTGTCTGGCAGAAAAAGGCCGGGGTGCGCAATGAAGCATTGGATTGTGAGGTTTATGCCTTACATGCCGCGCGCTCACTCAAAGTAAACCTTTTTAAAGAATCGAATTGGGCGGCACTTGAAAAGAGAATGTCCTCAATTGAAGCTGAAATCAAGCCAATTGAGCCTGAAAAGCCAGTAATTAAGCCTAAAACTACGCCATTTAACCCCGTAAAGCAGGGTTATTCGGCCTCTAAATGGTGATATGAATATATTCAACAGCTTACAGCAGGGCGATTCGGCCTCATGGACCGATGTTGCATTTGCCGATACCCAGGGCGTTCTCTACGATAGCAGCGGGTATACGCTCGTCTATGAGATTCGCGGACCGGCTTCGCTGACCCTAAACGCTACTACCAGTGGGCAAGGGTGGAAAACTACGCTCAGCTTGGTAGATAGCGCCAAACTCCTGCCCGGACAGTACACGTATTCCGCATACGTCAAGGCAACAGGTATCCGCGTTACTGCCGCAACGGGCAACTTTACGATTACGCCTGATGTGTCTCTTGGCAGCACAGGATTTGATTCGCGCAGCACAGCAGAGAAGGCATTGTCTGACGCTGAACTCGCCCTGGCAAATCTGACATCGAGCGGTAAGCGCATACGGGAATATTCCATTGGTTCACGTTCGGCCAAATATTACACGGCGGCTGAATTAATCGCGGCGATTAGCTACTGGAAAATTCGCGTGCGGAATGAAAAACACGCCCAGTCAATCGCCAATGGCCTGGGCAATCCGTCGAATCTGCAAGTGAGATTTAAATGAGCTGGTTCGATTTCTTCAGGAAGAAGGAGCCTCCCGTACCCCCGAAGAAACGCTCATACGCTGGCGCGCAGTTCACGAACTTGACTTCGGATTGGGCGGCAATGAATACGTCCGCCGATTCAGAGATTTTGACCAGCATCAGGCCTCTTCGTGCGCGCTCTCGTCAACTGGTGCGGGATAACGGACACGCCAAAAACGCGGTACGGATCGTACAGAATAATGTTGTCGGCGATGGGATTGGGTTGCAAGCGCAGGTGCTTAAT